GCCCGTCCGGCGGGCCTGGGCCAGCATCACAATGCAGGCCAGGACCAACCTGTTCTCCCAGGTGGGCATCGGGGCCAGGGATGCGGCCATTGTGCTGCGGCGGCAGACGCTTACCCTCCACAACGCCATCCGCTGGGGGACGCGCCACCTGTTCCTCACTGCCATCACGGAGCGGGGGCGTGGCCATCTGGACGTGGAGGCCGCGCTGGTGCGGGTGGCGACATGCCGGGCGGTACGCACAGAGGACTCCGTCGGCACAGCCGGGAGGCCGGTGCCGGCTGAGACCATGCGGACCGTTTTCCCCGGGGTGTTGACGGAAAAATACGCCCGGTATGAGCGGGAGGAGACCCATGCAGAGGGGATACATCCTATGTGCTGGTGACGCCCAAGGCAATCCAGCTGGACCCCGGCGACCTCGTGACCGTACAGGACGGCAATGCGCCTGGCGTGTACCATGTGACCATCGCCCATAAACTGGACGATTACAAGAATGAGTATGAGATTGCACGGAGGGGGGACGTCTGATGGCAACGGTAGATACCAGCGGAATTGACGATCTGCTGGAGAGCTGGGACAGGCTGGTGAGGCAATTCCCGGACACGAAGCGTGCGCTGCTGGAGCGGCTGGCCCCCCAGATGCTGCAAGCCGTCCGCCGGGCAGTCGGAGGCAGCGGCAAAGTTGCCGGCTGGCAGGAACCCCACATGGGCAGCGGGGGCGGATATGCGGCTGTCCGCCCCAGGGCGGAGACCTATCAGGCCACAAGGAGCGGTACGCGGTACGCAGTGGGGTACATTACCAATGCGATAGAGGGCGGCCACAGGCACGGCGGCCCGCGAGGCAGCACAAAGCCAGATTACCATTACCGCCCCCGCTTCAAGACGGCAGCGGTGCCCGGCCGGTGGTTCTACGCCGCTGTACGCCAGGAGCTTCCGGGGATGCCACAGAGCGAGATACAGCAGCTGCTGGACATGATTGCAGACGGGTTGGAGGGCAATTTATGACCTATACCGACGTGATGGAGGCCATTGCCGCCAGGATTGCGGCGCTCTGGCCTGCAAGGATGATTTACCGGGACTTCTGCCCGGTGGACCATAAACGGCCCTCCTGTTTCTTGTATGTGGAGGATGCCGGGTGGACGGATGCGAATCTGGGGCTGGTGGAGTGGTCATTCCGGGCCCAGCTGGAATTGTCCGCTGAGACCGACAAATATGACGCTGAGAGCACCGAGGCCCTGCGGGCGGATCAGGCCGCCGTGCTGGCCCTATTCGGCGGGCCCTCCCTGGCAGTGGGAGACCGCCACATCATCCTCACTGCGGCGGCGGAAACGCCGGGGCCCGGCGTCGCCTATGTCAGTTTTACCGCATCCTGGCTGGACCGGCGGCCCGGGTATCAGGATCCGGAGGCCCAGACGCCGGAGAGCGGAGGAGCGCCGCTGATGGAGGACTTTGCGCTCCATATATCAAACGGAAAGGACTGATTTTATGGCAACAACCATCGGGCTGCCAAGCCTGACGATTACCTTCCAGAAGGCCGCCGGGCAGGCGGCCAACCGGAGCAAGAAGGGCTATGTGGGCGTGTTCGTCCGGGATACCAATTCTCAGGGCGTACACCAGCTCTCTAGCGCCGCCCTTATCCCCTCTGACCTGGGGCAGGACAACCAGGACTACATCAGCCGGGCGTTTACCGGCAGCGACCGGGGCCAGCCGAGCAAGGTGGTGGCGGTGGTTATCGGAACCGATACCTCCGACACGGACGACCTTGCCGCCGGGCTGAAGCTGATTGAGAACATGAGCCTGGACTATATCGCGCCGCCCCCTGACGTGACGGCGGGTGAAAAGACCCTGCTGGAGACTTGGGTGAAGGGCCGGCGGGAGAACTACTTCACCGAGAAACTGGTGGAGCCCAACGCGGCGGCAGCGCCGGACGACATGGGAATCATCAATTTCAGCGAGACCGACGAGGCTATTGCAGCGGGGGCTGCCACTTACACGGCGGCGGAGTTCGCCAGCCGGATTGCCGGCATCCTGGCGGGCATCCCCATGGGCATGTCCTGCACCTACGCGCCCCTGCCCGAGCTGACTGCGGTGACCGCCCGGAGCGAGACAGAGCAGGCGGCCGCCGTCAACGCAGGAAAGCTCATCCTCATCCACGACGGCGTTAAGGCCAAGATCGCCCGGGGCGTCAACTCCCTGACCACAATCCCCGCCGACGGCAAGGCGGACTGGAGCAAAATCAAGATTGTCGAGGGCATGGATCTCATTACTTACTACCTGCGCACCACGATACAGGATGAATACATCGGCAAGTATGCCAATACCTACGACAACAAGTGCGTCCTGGTGACGGCCATCACGGAGTATCTGGTCTATCTGGAGGGGGCGGGCGTACTCAACCCCGGCGAGAGCTGGGCGGAGATTGACGTGGAGGCCCAGGAGAGGTGGATTAAGTCCCAAGGGATTGAGACCGCGGATATGACCGAGCAGGAAATCAAGGAG